CGATGTAGCTCGCATTTATGCACCAGCAATAGCTCTTGGTGTAGTCGGCATATCCTGCTGTGTAGGAAGCCATGTAATCATGAATCGCCGGGTGGCAGCTCTTATCACCACATACAAGACTCTTGATCTTGCATACAAGAAATACAGAGAAAGAGTTGTAGAGGAGCATGGAGAAATGGCAGATTATCTTTACAGTAATAATCTCTACGCAGAAAACGTAGTCGAAACTGTGAAGGACGAGAAGACCGGAAAGAAGAAGAAAGAACAATCCACAAGAATTCACAAAGGAAATGATCCGAATAACTATAGCGAATATGCTAGATTCTTCGATGAAACTTGCAGTGAGTGGACAAAAAATGCAGATTACAACTTCTTCTTCCTGAAGGGACAGCAAAATTATTGGAACGATATGCTCCGCATCAAAGGACATGTATTCCTGAATCAGGTATACGATGCTCTTGGATTTGAACAGACACCAGCTGGAGCCTTAGTTGGATGGATTTGGAAAGATGACAGGGAAAACTTTATTGATTTCGGAGTATTTGACAGCACAGACAGAGGAGCAAGAAGATTTGTAAACGGAGTCGAACGCTCAATCCTTCTGGACTTCAACGTTGATGGAATCATATTTGATCAAATATGAGAACATGATATTTTCAGGATGGGTCCTGGATTGGGTAAGTATTACGAAGGTGGTGTTTTAGATTAATCCGGAAATATTAAAATTCTTCAAAGAACATTGCATCGTATGCAATTTATTCTATGATCAAGAAAACAATTTATTCTACGATGAATGCGGGATAAGAATTCCTGATATTACCAGAATACTCACACCAGGAGATTTATATCTATTCAGGGCTTATCCCCGCATTTATAATCACTTTCTAATGAGAGGTATGAATCATATTCTCATTGAGATTATATTATGCGAAGAGGAAGGAGGTCGCGATCATGACGAATGAGAAGAAGAAAAGTAAATTGAGAATATTCCTTGGGATCTGCTTTGACTTCATTATGTTCTGTTTGACAGGCGGATTCTGGCTTGCATGGGTTATTATTCGTTATCTCAGAAAGCGCAGCTAAAGGAGGTAAACCAATGCAAACAAAGATTGAGAGAGGTAAAAACCTTCAAGTAACAGTTTATAACGGAGACAACATTATCATAATAGATTGCCTCAAAGATTATTTGACAGAGATGGAGAGTAAGAAGATACCTATTCCCCTAGGTGGCTCGGAGTTTAAAATCAAGATAGATAATTTCGATGTGTACAAACGAAGAGGTGTCTGGGGTGAAAACACAATGATAATTGTGAAAGGGGAGGTTGTCTAATGACATATAAGGATAGTGCATATTTCGACTTCTTGTGTAAACAAGTTGAACCATATGACGAACAAGTTGAACCAATGTTACATTGGTTATTTACCATGGAAGATACTGGTAACGAATGGAAAGGCCATCTCAAATTCAGAGAAGCATATTATGCAGAGGTTGAGGGTTGGATGAGAGAACAGATTGGTAATGATGAGATATTTAATACCGGTAAGCAAACTCTCATGGAAGCCCCACCCAGTATATTTGAGGCCATGTTGGTATTGAGCAAGGTAAACGAAACTTGGATAAATTATGATGAAGAAAAGTTGCCAGGTGCAGTCCCATTCTCAAACATATTTTGGGGACTTGTTGATGAGTTAGGTATTGGTAAACGTTGGATGACTCCAGTCTTAGACAGGATGTTAAGATTGAGATTGGTGTTCGAACGAAAGATTTGCCCGGAAGATTACGAATACAAATACAAAGGATGGTAGTAGAATGTTATATTTTGAATTCCTTTGTACATTGGTATCCCCTTATGATTCTGATCTCGAAGCTCGAGAGAATAGAGCAAATTTTAAAATTGTCGAAGGAGGTTTACACTAATGAATAATGGAGTTATATTCTTCGGCGGAATAGCCATAGGCAGTGTTGCTGGTTTCTTCGCTGGAAGAAAATACATGCAAGAGGAAGCAGAGAAGTTCATCAATAATGAGATACAAGACTACTGCGATTCGCTCGAACGATATGAAGAGTGGCTTGAGCAGGAATACAAAGAAAAGGCTCGGGCACTTCAGGCAGAAGCGAAGAAGGCTAACGAAACTTCTACGGACGAGCCGGTCACTCAAACACCTTATGGCGCATTTGATCGCAGCGCAGACAGTCAACGAATCTCGACGAACATGTATGAAGAAGCAAAGAAGAATTACAATCTCATGGGTCCGAAAGCCAGCTACAAAGAAGATGTACTGGTTAAGGAGATAAAGAAGTATGTTGAGGAAAGAAACAACAAAGAGAAAGAAGAACCTGTAGGAGAAATGGAGAAACCTTCATCTCCCTTCATCATTACTAAGGACGAATATTTATTCGACAAAGAACAAGACAAGATCGTTCTGTTATATTACAGGCTTGATGATGTCTTGTGTGATGAAGAAGGAGATGTCATAGTCTTGAATGATCTCAGTGAGGTTGTTGGTATCAAGACAATTGATAAACTTAAAAAAGAAGACAGACTTTACATTCGTAATCGTGCATACGGAATTGACTACGAGATTGTCGCCCTCGATCAGTCATATTCTGAAGTGTATATGCTGCCTACGGATGTACCACCTATAAAAGTTAGCAAGGAGGTCGATGAATGGGATGACTACGAGACAGAGAACTAAAAGTAAACCTGCACATTACTTTTTACATCTCTGTACGTTAGTCGAGCCGTATGATGAACATAATCTTCCGCTACTGCGTCACCTGCACGATGCAGTCTTCATACCGCTCATCCCAAATGACGACAACCGTGAAGCTGACGGAATCCAACTGCGAGAGGAATTTTTAGATGAAGAGGGGCCTCAAGCCCTCTCTTCTAACTTTTTGAAGAAGCCTTGTAGTATGTTGGAAATGTTAATTGCTTTGAGCAGGCGGTTGGAGTGGGAGAGCAGTGGAGAAACTTGGGAGCAGCCTGCCAGTGAATGGTTCTGGGTGTTGCTTGATAACCTGGGTTTGGGAGATCAAAAATATGATAAGAATCGTACGGATGAGATACTCGACATATTTGTACAGAGAACATATAAAAGGAATGGGGAAGGCGGCTTATTTCCTATGAGAAGGAATAGAAAAGATCAAAGAAAACGTGAAATTTGGTATCAAATGAACGATTGGGTTGTCGAAAATTATGACGAAGGTTGGTAATGAGTGAAAAAATGACGTTAAAATTGGGGAAAAAGGGCCTTAAAACGCCCTGTTTTTACGAAAAAAAACGCAATAAAATTGCGAAAAACCCCGTTTGTGCCAAAAAAAAGTGGCACACGAGTTCATTTTTGACTCGGGCTCAAACCCTTGGTATATAGGGGTTTATAGCTATTCTTGTGCCATTTGCCACTTAGTTTTAAGAAGTTTTTAATAAAGTTGTTCTTTTATAAAAAGTTTTCAAAATAAAAATGGCACAATGGCACAAAGGTTATAATTTGGCAAGAAAGGAGGAAAACATGCTCGATTTCTATCAAATTAAAGAAAAACATACGAAATCGTATATAGAAATTTATCCTGATTTCTTTATATCTAATTGTAAAGATTTAATGGTTCGTGGAAAAACATTCTATGCTGTTTGGGATGAAGATAAAGGCTTATGGTCTACTGATGAATTTAAGATACAAGAAATAGTAGATAAGAGTTTAAACGATTATGCTAGAAAACTTAAAAGAAGAAATTATATACGCAAAGATGATATAGTAATAAAGCATATGAGAAGTTCTTCAACAAATGCATGGAAGAATTATAGAAATTTTATAAGAGAAATGCCAGATACTTCAATACAGCTGGATAGTAAAATAACATTTCAAAACACTAAAGTTGAGAAGAAGGATTATATTAGTAAGCGTTTACCATATTCTTTAAAGAAGGGTAGTATGAAAGCATATGAAGAATTGATGTCAACTTTATACGATCCTGAAGAAAGAGCTAAATTAGAATGGGCTATCGGTTCTATTATTAATGGTGATAGCAAAAAGATTCAGAAATTTATTGTATTATATGGTGAAAGTGGATCTGGTAAATCAACAGTTCTCAACATTATACAAATGTTATTTGAAGGGTATTATGTGTCTTTTGAAGCTAAAGCTCTTACAAGTTCTAATAATTCATTTTCTACAGAACCATTTAAATCCAATCCGTTAGTTGCAATTCAACATGATGGTGATTTATCTCGTATTGAAGATAACAGTAAATTAAATTCTATCATAGCTCATGAAGACATGACAATGAATGAAAAATACAAACCATCATATACAGCAAGGTCTAATGCTTTCTTATTTATGGGTACAAATAAACCGGTTAAGATAACAGATGCTAGGTCTGGCATAATTCGTAGACTTATTGATGTTAGACCAAGTGGTAGATTAGTACCTAATAAAAGATATTTCTCTTTAATGAATCAAATAAGATTTGAGTTAGGTGCTATTGCTTATCATTGTTTGAATGTTTATAATTCAATGGGAAAGAATTATTATGCGCATTATAGACCTGTTGATATGATGTTTAAGACAGATGTATTCTTTAATTTCGTTGAGTCATATTATCATGTTTTTAAAGAGGAAGATGGTGTTAGTTTAAAACGAGCTTGGGAAATGTATAAGGTATTTTGCGAAGAGAGTAGTATACCATATTCCATGGCAAAGTATAAATTTCGTGAAGAACTAAAACCATATTTTGCAGAGTTTCATGAAAGAATAAGAATTGATGGAGAACAAATTCGTAGTTATTATAAAGGGTTTCTTTCTGAGAAATTTTCTAAAGTAATGATAAAAGAAGAGGAAGAAGATCCAAATTCTTTAGTAATAGAAGAAAAGAAATCTATATTAGATAAAGTTCTTCAAGATTGTCAAGCACAATATGCAACACGAGATGGAAAGCCTAAAAAGAAATGGGATAATGTTTTAACAACATTGAAAGATTTAGATACAACAAAACTTCATTATGTTCGTCCTCCTTTAAATCATATTGTTATTGATTTCGATTTAAAGGATGAAAACGGAGAGAAGTCTGTTGAAAGAAATTTGGAGGAAGCAAGTAAATGGCCATCGACTTATGCCGAATTCAGCAAGTCAAAAGCCGGTATACATTTGCATTATATTTACGATGGGGATGCAGAGAAACTTAGTCGAGTATATTCAGAAGGAATCGAGGTGAAAGTATTTGTGGGTAATGCATCTCTGAGAAGACAGTTGTCTCTATGTAACAATATTCCTATCGCAACTATAAGTGGAGGATTACCGCAGAAAGGAGAGAAGATGATAAATTTCAATGCGGTACAAAGCGAGAAAGGGTTAAGGGATCTTATTGAAAGGAATCTTCGTAAAGAGATTCATCCAGGAACAAAGCCGAGTTGTGATTTCATACATAAGATATTAGAAGATGCATATTCTTCAGGTCTTAAGTATGATGTGACAGACATGCGACCGAGAGTTTTAGCTTTTGCTAATAACTCAACAAACCAAGCAGCATATTGTGTGAAACTGGTAGCAACTATGAAGTTTGCATCAGAGGAACCATCTAAACCAGTTCAAGATTATGAAGATGATACTTTAGTATTCTTTGATGTTGAAGTGTTTCCTAATTTACTACTTGTTGTTTGGAAGAAAGAAGGAAGTAAGAAACATAATATAATGTTTAACCCTACCCCAGAAGAAATTGGTGAGTTATTTAAATTTAAACTTGTTGGTTTCAATTGTCGTCGTTATGACAATCATATTCTGTATGCAAGGTATATTGGTTATGATAATCAACAGCTTGCAGAATTATCTCAGAAGATCATAATTAAAAAATCTAAGAATTCTTTCTTCGGTGAAGCATATAATATATCTTATGCAGATATTTATGATTACACAACAAAAAGAGCTAGTTTAAAGAAGTTAGAAATTGATTTAGATCTTCACCATAAAGAACTTGATGTTGATTGGACACAACCTATACCTGAAGAAGAATGGGATAAAGTTGCAGAATATTGTTGTAATGATGTTGATGCAACAGAAGCAGTGTTTCATGATCGTAAACAAGACTTTGTTGCAAGATGTATTCTCGCAGATTTAAGTGGGTTGACTCGAAACCATACAACACAACAACATACAGCAAAGATCATATTTGGAAACGATAAGAACCCACAAGATAAATTTGTTTATACAGATTTAAGTAAAGAGTTTCCAGGTTATATTTATGATAATGGAAAGTCGACATATCGTGGAGAAGTTACAGGGGAGGGAGGTTATGTTTATGCTGAACCCGGTATGTATACAAATGTTGCTGTTCTTGATATTGCTTCTATGCATCCTACGACTATTAATGTATTAGAATTATTTGGTCCATATACAAAGAATTTTAAAGAGTTGTTGGATGCAAGATTGATGATTAAACATAAAGAATACGATGAAGCTAAGAAAGTATTAGGTGGAGTATTGGGTAAATATTTGGAAAGCGAAGATGATGCTGGAGAATTATCTTATGCTCTTAAGATAGTTATCAATATTGTTTATGGTTTAACTGCTGCTTCGTTTGATAATAAATTCAGAGATAGAAGAAACATTGACAACATAGTTGCTAAACGTGGAGCACTCTTTATGATTGATTTGAAGAACTTTGTTCAGAAAGAAGGATTTCAAGTTGTTCATATTAAGACAGATTCTATTAAGATACCTAATCCAACTCCGGAAATTATAGAAAAGGTTATGAAGTTTGGAGAAAAATATGGTTATACATTTGAGTATGAAACAACATATAAGAAATTCTGTTTGGTAAATGATGCTGTTTATATTGCACAAAATGAGAATGGAAAATGGGAAGCAGTAGGTGCACAATTTGCTCAACCATATGTATTCAAAACTTTATTTTCTAAAGAACCACTCACATTCAAAGATTTATGTGAAACTAAAACGGTGTCCACAAAGATGTATCTTGATATGAATGAGGATCTTTCTGAAGATAAACACGATTATCATTTTGTAGGAGGTGTTGGTTCGTTTTGTCCTATTCGACCTGGTGCTGGTGGAGGAGTGTTGTTGCGAGAAAAAGATGGGAAGTATTATGCCGTAACAGGAACCAAAGGTTACAGATGGCTCGAATCAGAAATGGTAAAAGAGCTTAAAAAAGAGAAAGATATTGATCCATCATATTTTGAAGAACTTGTAGAGGCTGCGATAAAGACAATTTCGAAGTATGGAGATTTCGATTGGTTTGCTGCTGATGATACTGACGAAGAAACACCAATAGGATTTGATGATAGTCCTCCTTGGTGTTATGTGGAAAAAGGTGAGAAGCCAAATGATAAAAATTGTAAAGGATGTTCAAATTATGTAGATGGAGAAGAACCATCATGTAAAGAAAGGAGATAAGAATTATGGCAAAAGTAAAAGAGAGAAGAGTGGAAGACAATATTGTAATCGAAGGTGCAAGAATAGCCTTTCGAAATTTCTCTGGGAAAGAAGGGAGATTTAATCCTGCAGGAAGAAGAAATTTCTGTGTATTTCTTGAGAGTGATATTGCACAAGTTCTTGAGAAAGATGGATGGAATGTTCGATATTTAAAACCCAGAGATGAAGGTGAAGAAGATCAGGCATATATGCAGGTGGCTGTAAGTTTCCAAAACATACCACCTAAGATCATTCTTATATCTTCGCAAGGTAAGACAGTGCTGGATGAAGAATCTATATCGCTTCTTGATTGGGCAGAAATTAAAGAAGTCGATCTTATTATTCGTCCGTACAATTGGTCAGTCAACGACAAATCCGGTGTAAAGGGTTATGTCAAATCGATGTATGTTACAATTGTCGAAGATGAATTCGCAGCAAAATATTATAATGTGCCAGACAGCGCAGAAGGTGCGATAGGAGGTTGTGGTCATTGCGAGGTCTGCGATGGCGGGTGTAAAGATGGCGATTGAGTTATATGAACATCAGTTAGCAGCAATCGATAAACTGAAGTCCGGCTCTATTCTTGTGGGTAGAGTCGGCTCAGGTAAATCTCGTGCAGGACTTGCATATTATTATTTGAAAGAATGTCTTGGTAAAGTAAAGATCAATGGTAAGGGTGGACATGCGCCTATGAGAAAACCAAAAGATCTTTATATTATTACAACAGCTCGTAAACGAGATACACTTGAATGGGAGAAAGAGCTTGTCGGGTTTCCCCTTTCACAAATTGAGGTACATATCGATTCTTGGCACAATATTATGAAGTACAAACATATTAAAGGAGCATTTTTCTTATTTGATGAACAGAAAGTTATTGGTAATGGTCCATGGGTAAAATCATTTTTAAGAATCACACAAAATAATAGATGGCTTATATTAACAGCGACACCTGGGGATACATGGATGGATTATATCCCCGTGTTCATAGCAAACGGGTTCTATAAGAATAGAACAGAGTTTATTCGTCGTCATGTTGTATATAATTCATTTACTAAATTTCCAAAGGTTGAAAGATTTCTTGAAGTTCATAGGCTTGTTCGTTTAAGAGATAGTATCATTGTTAACATGCCTTATAAGAAACGAACAATAGCTCATGAAGAGATTTATCCAGTACCATTCGATAAAGAAAAGTTTGACAAAGTTCTTGTTGGTCGTTGGAACATTTACGAGAAGCGACCAATAAAGAATATTTCTGAGATGTGTTATATTCTTCGTAGAGTTGTTAATAGTGATCCAAGAAGAATCGATATATTATCTATGTTATTTGATAAACATCCTAAAATTGTTGTCTTTTATAATTTCAATTATGAAAGAGATCTGTTAATTGAAATGGCTAATAAGAATGAAATTGAATTAGCCGAATGGAATGGACATAAACACGAACCAATACCTACAAGTGATAAATGGATATATATTGTTCAATATACAGCTGGTGCTGAAGGTTGGAATTGTGTTGAGACAGACACTTTAGTTTTATATTCTCAAAGTTACTCTTATAAAACTACAGTGCAAGCTATGGGAAGAACAGATAGACTCGACACACCATACGAACATTTATATTATTATCGATTTCGTTCAAACTCAATTATTGATTTATCAATTTATAGGGCTTATGAGAACAAGCGAGACTTCAATGAGTTACGATTTATGGTCTTCTAAGTCTCGCGTCGCGAACATAGCCTCTAATAGAGGAGAAGGGGTAGAGTACCGCTCTTTCTCTTTTTTACGAAAGGAGGCTGTCGATGAAACGCGAAACTAAATTTCGACAAGAGCTAGTAGATGAATTAGAATATTTATTTCCTGGCTCTTTAATTTTGAAACCCGACCCTCAAGACATTCAAGGTATACCTGATTTATTGATTTTGTTTCGAAATAAATGGGCAGCCTTAGAATGTAAAAGAAGTTTGAGATCACCATTTCGACCAAACCAAGAATATTATTTGGAGATTATGGATGATATGTCTTTTGCCTCTATGATTTGCCCAGAGAATAGAGAGGCGGTGTTGTATGAACTTCAACAAACATTCTCATCTAGAGGGACAGCACGCATTTCTTAGTGCTAGCAAGTACCATTGGATAAATTATGATGAAGAAAAGTTGGTTGAAAGATTCTCAACATATCAAGCAGCACAACGAGGAGAACAGTTACATGCTCTTGCTCATTGTTGTATAGATATGGGTGTTAAATTACCACGTACACAAAAGACTTTAAACATGTATGTGAATGATGCTATAGGTTTCAAGATGACAACAGAACAGGTTTTATATTATTCTGATAATTGTTTTGGAACAGCAGACACTATATCTTTTCGCAAGAATATGTTACGAATTCATGATTATAAAAGTGGAGTTACTCCTGCTTCTATGAATCAGCTTTTAGTTTATGCTGCTTTATTTTGTTTGGAATATAATTATAAACCAACTGAAATCGACATGGAACTTCGTCTTTATCAGTTAGATGAGATTCTTATTCACAATCCCGAACCTGAAGAAGTGTTTGATATTATGCATAAGATAATTGCATTCGATAAGAAGATTGATGAATTAAGGAGTGAACGTTTATGGTAAACGCTTTAAAGCATTATGGTATGCCTAGGCGTTCAGGGAGGTATCCTTGGGGGTCTGGCGAAAACCCTTATCAAAGTGAGGGATGGGGTAGCTTTCGCAGCCATGTTCAAAGTCTTCGTAAACAAGGTTTAAGTGATGTTGAAATTGCACGAAGAGAAGGTATCACTACTACTCAACTTCGTGAAAGGATTGCATTAGAGAAAGCTGAACAAAGAGCTGCTGATGTAGCACAAGCTCTTAAGTTGAAAGACAAAGGATATTCTAATGTTGAAATAGGGAGACAAATGGGGATTAATGAATCTTCTGTTCGCTCCCTATTGAATCCTGTTTTACAGGAAAGAGCAAACATAACAACAAAAACTTCTAACATGTTAAAAGATAGTGTTGATGAAAAAGGTTTTATTGATATTGGTGCTGGTGTCGAAAATCATATTGGTATTAGTAGAACTAAATTAAACACTGCAGTTGCAAAGTTAGTTGAAGAAGAAGGATATGTTGTTCATCGTGTTAATGTACCTCAAGTTGGTATGCCAGGTCAATTCACTATTGTGAAATGTTTAGGGCCGCCTGGTAGTGAATGGAAAGATGTTGTTAAAGATCCATCTCTTATTAAGAACATTACTGCATATTCTGAAGATCATGGTAGAACATATGTTACAGATTTGAGTTTGAAATCAATTAAAAGTGTAGACTTGAAAAGAGTTGCTATTAATTATGCAGAAGATGGTGGAACAGATAAAGATGGTGTCATAGAACTTCGTCGAGGAGTTAAAGATCTTGATCTTGGTAATTCCAAGTATGCACAAGTTAGAATAGCTGTTGATGGAACACATTATCTTAAAGGTATGGCTATATATTCAGATGACTTACCGGATGGTGTGGATATTCGTTTCAATACAAATAAACATAAAACAGGAAATAAACTTGATGCATTAAAAAGTATGAAAGATGATACCGATAATCCTTTTGGTTCTGTTATTAAAAGACAGAAAGGAGCTATTAATGTTGTTAACGAAGAAGGTGATTGGGATAGTTGGTCTAAAACAATTTCATCCCAAGTGCTTTCTAAACAAAATAAATCACTAGCAAAGCAACAATTAAATTTAGCATACAAAATAAAGCAAGATGAATTTAAAGAAATTATGTCTATTACAAACCCTGTTGTTCGTAGACAGCTTCTTCTTTCCTTTGCTGATGATTGCGATGCTAGTGCTGTTCATTTGAAAGCTGCTGCTCTTCCAAGACAAGCTTCGAAAGTTATATTACCAGTTCCTAAGATGAAAGAGAATGAAATTTATGCACCTACTTTTAGAAATGGTGAAAGAGTAGTTCTTATTAGACATCCCCATGGTGGAACATTTGAGATACCCGAGCTTGTAGTAAATAACAAGTCGAAGCCAGCTAAAGCTATAATGGAAAGAGCCAAAGATGCTGTTGGTATACATCCTAAAGTTGCACAGAAACTATCAGGTGCAGACTTTGATGGTGATACTGTCATTGTTATACCTAATAATAAAAGGTTAATAAAGACTTCGGCATCTATTAAAGGGTTAGCTAACTTTGATCCTATATCTGCTTATCCAGCATATCCTGGAATGAAACCAATTAATCCTAAAACTAAGCAAACAAAGATGGGTGAAGTTTCTAATCTTATTACTGACATGACAATTAAAGGTGCAACTATTAATGAAATTGCTAGAGCTGTTAAACATTCAATGGTTGTTATAGATTCAGAGAAACATAATTTGAACTATAAACAATCTTATATTGATAATGGTATAGCAGCTTTAAGTGAGAAGTATCAAGGTAGTAAACGAGGTGGAGCATCAACAATAATTTCGAAAGCTTCTTCAGAAATTAGAGTTCCACATCGTAAGACAGGTTATACTATTGATCTTAAAACAGGAGAAAAAGTATTTAAAGAAACAGGCCAGACATATAAAGATAGTAAAGGAAGAATTGTAAAAAGAACATCTATCTCAACAAGAATGGCTGAAGTTTCTGATGCACATAAACTATCTTCTGGTAAACGAATGGAAGGTATATATGCTGATTATGCTAATAACATGAAGTCATTGGCTAATCAATCAAGATTAATTGCTATTAATACTAAACCAATTCCATATAGTCCATCAGCAAAGAAGGTTTATCAGAAAGAAGTTGATAGTTTAAATGCTAAACTTAATGTGGCTTATAAGAATAAACCTATTGAAAGACAAGCACAAATAGTAGCAAACAGTATTGTTAATAGAAAACGAGCAGCTAATCCTAACATGGACAATGACGAAATAAAGAAGATAAAGAACCAAGCACTTGCTGAAGCTCGTATAAGAACAGGTGCTAAGAAGACACAGATAAACATAAGCGATAGAGAATGGGCAGCGATTCAAGCAGGAGCTGTTAGTTCATCTAAGTTAACACAAATACTATCTAACTCTGATCTTGATAGAGTTAAACAATTAGCTACACCTAGAGCACAGGTACTAATGACACCTTCTAAAGTAGCAAGAGCAAAGAGCATGTTAAAGAATGGACTAACACAAGCTGAAGTGGCTCAGGCTCTTGGTGTTTCAACATCCACCCTATCTAAATCATTAGAATAACCCATTGTTAAAGAAAAGATAGAGACTATGTCTATGTTGTTATACCATGGACCCATCCCATACCGTCTAAGACCATAGGGGTGTCGAATTAATTCATCCCCCTTCAAGGTAAATTAATCAATTTGTTTCGGTTTTGTTTTGATTAATTTATACTATAGTCTAATTAAAGTTAAACAATATCCATACTGTTTTAAATAGATATGTGGATTAAAGTTTAAAAAGATTAAGTCTTTAAACAAACTTGTGTGTTATGGGGCACAACACTGGTGTCAGTCTCTATTACTTCGGGTCCCTCCTCAGAGTTATAGAGATCTTTGTGCAGTGTAGCCATAAACATATAAACAATACGAAAGAGCAACAACTTCAACTATGATGTGATGTTTATAAACTTTATGCTTTAATACTTTTAATAAGTTTGTTGTAATGCCGCGCAACAATAAAAGTAAAAGTTTGTACTCTATAGTTGTAGTTGAAGTTTGTTCCCTTTCGTATACAAACAAGATAGAAACAAAAGTGTTATCATTAATATGTATGACATGATGTTAACTTCTTTATTTCATTCCCATCTCAAAACATTTGACACAAATTAAAACAAAAGAAAAGGAGAGGAGATGATTAGATGCGAATTGTGATGCTCACCACAGTAGACAATCCTTATAATCCTATTACGGATTTCGATAAATGGAAACAGTATGATGAAGAAAAAGGTTACTTTACTTGTGAGTATCTTGCTAGAATTGTTCGCGGTTCCGATGAACTTTCGGAAACAGATCAAGATCAAGCAATTGAAAACGCAATTGATGAAATTGTAAATTTAAACA